ATATAATAACTAAAGCAGTTGTTTACCTGATTGGTGGCCGGTTCTTATATCAAGATGTAGTAGCGAATTATATATGCTTTGCACCTCTAATATTAAGCTGGCCTAATAGCTACGGTGAAGGCCGCACGATCACTGCACACATTAACGCTATCATTACAGCTAACCTTGCGAGCATTAAAGTAGGTGAACTACATGGCTTTAACAGGTGGCGTGTAGGATTCTGTTTATTCTTGGCTAAGAGCCTGAATAAGGTTGATAAATTGCATATAAAGATATTATCAGAATTGGATGGATTTTTATAATGGGTGATCTAAGTAGAAGTTTATCAAGATATGAAATAGCTTGCCCTGATGGTTGTGGTGAAGATTCTCATGATCCAGAGCAAGTTGCTATTTTACAAAAAACTGTTGATCATTTTCAAATTTTATATCCTGAGATGAATGTTGGAATACACATCACTTCTGGCAATAGATGCTATACATATAACTCTAATACAGAAGGTGCATCTGATACTAGTAAGCATGTGAAAAATATGGCTGATGATTTCTTTCTCTATGATAAAGATACTGGAAATTATATTAATGGCAAAAGAATTCATGAAGATGAAGTTGCTGATTATTTGGAGAAAGAATATCCAGATAAATATGGCATTGGTAGATATAATGGGCGTACACATTTAGATTGCAGGCCATGGAAAGCTCGCTGGGATATGAGATAGCAACTATGGGACTAACTATGTCAATTGAAGAAAAAGAGCTTAAGAGAATAATTTCAGAAGTGATGAGTGAAAAAACACAAAAGTGTGTGCTCAATGATGAGTCATATCAAACACATTATGATTATGTGAGGTTACAGATTGAAAAAGATAGGCGTCGCCAAGAGTTGTGGCAAAAATTTCGTCTTTCATTTATTGGTTCTCTTGGTGTCTCTCTTGTCGGGGCTATGATTTGGGTTGGCAAAATAGTATTAGAGTCGATTAGTATAGGTGGGAGTCCACACTCATGAGTTGGGTTAGTAATGTCTTTTCTGCAGTTTTTGGGTCTACTGGAAATGGTAAAAGTAGTTTAGAAATTGCTGCTGATGTCTATGATAATAGAAATCCTGGAGAGATAACAAAACATGAAATGAATATTGAAAATCTTCAGGCTGGTGATGCATCACAGAATGGTGCAAGGCAAATGAAGTTTCAAAGTCATGAATCATGGTTTGATATTTTTGTAGATGGCATTAATCGTGCAGTTCGCCCTTTTATGACAATATGGGCTTTTGGTATTTTAGTTGGTTGGTGGGGAGAGCCTGAAGGTTTCTCTACAATGGACTTTATGACAAAGAATATAATATGGACTATAATAACATTCTGGTTTGGTTCAAGAATATTGTTTAAAGATATTCCAAATGTTATCAAAACATTGAGAGGCAAATAATGGCCATTGTAGATTATGGAACTTTAAAGACTGCATTTGCTACTTTATCAAAACGTGGTGATACTGTTAATTATGTAGACACATTGATGGGACTTGCTGAGAAGCGGATAGCAACTGACTTATTGACTCAAACTATGGAAGTTAATTATGAGCTTGTTTGCAATGCCAAATGGAATGCTCTTCCTGCAGATGTAATAAAAATAACAAAAATAAATGATGAAGATGCAGATGTTGATGGCAAATTTGATTCATATGAAATAGTTGGTACAAATTTAAAGACATCTCCTGTATCTAGTGCTACAAATGTTGTTAATGTAAATATCAATTATTATGCAGAACCTGACACATTAGTTAATGATGCAGATTCTCATGCAACATTAGTTAAGCATTCAAATGTATACTTAGCTGCACTTATGTTGGAGTTTGCTATTTACAAAGAAGATGACAAAATGATAGGTAAGAGATTACCTTACTATCAAGATGCAATTGAGCAAGCAAATACTATAGCTAATGAAGTTAAGTATCCAGGCGGCTCACTACAAGTGAGGAATATCTAATGCCTTTAGAAGATTTAACAGGTACTGGTAAATTTATAAGTGATCTTGACGTTACTAGCCCTGCTGGTGGTGAATCAAAAAGTGATGGTGATAATCACATTGCTGGTATCAAAAATGTTATTCGCAATACGTTTATAAATATCACTGGGCAGATAACTGCAACACATCTTGAAATTAATAAAGTAGAAGGTGTTACTGGTGGCACTGCTTTAGCAAATAAAGCATTAGTTCTTGGTGCATCTAGAACTATAGATTATATAAATGTAACTACTCTTGCAATTGGTGGTACATCTTTGACAGTATCTGCAGCTACTCTAAATGCAGTAAGTGGAACTAATACAGGTGATCAGACTACAATTACTGGAAATGCTGGTTCTGCTACTGTTTTGCAAACAGCCAGAGCTATAGGTGGTGTTTCTTTTAATGGCTCTGCTAATATTAACTTGCCTGGAGTTAATGCTGCAGGTAATCAATCAACATCAGGCAATGCAGCAACTGCTACTGTACTAGCAACAGCAAGAACCATAGGTGGTGTTAGTTTTAATGGCTCTTCCAATATCAACCTTCCAGGTGTTAATGCTGCTGGCAATCAAAATACTAGCGGTAATGCAGCAACAGCCACTACAGCCAGCAATATAACCGGCCAAGGCGCGTTGGCTACGCTTAATTCTGTAGGCGCAGGGCAGATAGATGCTAACGCTGCAACAGGGGATAAGATTAACACCACTGCTTTAGCTGATACAAGTATAAGTGTTGCTGCATTAGATTTTTGGTATCCACCTAAGGGTGTGTATGACTTTTATGAGACTAGCACCACACCCTATCTTGATTTAGAAGTTAATTTTGCCGGTACTTGGAGAACTTATGGCAGATTACGGAATATAGCTTCTGTAGGTGTTTTTTGTGATGGTACAAATGTTCGAGTAAAAAACAATTATAGCGTAGTTGCACTAAATTGTCTTTATAGACGGTACTAGTAAAACAAGAATGCACTGTATTTATAGTAACGTAATAAACTTAAGGAATAACATGAAATACTCAATACTAATAATCACAGCCTTACTACTATCAGGCTGCAACCAAACTAAAGAAGATACAGTCGCCTCTAAGTGCAGGCTTAATTTACCGATTGTTAAAGCAGAGTGTGAGGCTGCAGGTGTTTACAGTAAGCAAGGCGGCAGAATGAAAGGCTTGCCTGTTACTGATGACCTTTAGTTGCATAAAAGCAAAAGAGACAAAACAAATTTAAAGTTCACTAGAGATATAAGATGTCAGAGCTAATACCAATAAAACTTTATGGTGTGAACAAGGACAAAGAGGCAAGCGAGCTTCCTCTTGATGTCTTTAGCAACATATCAAATATGCGTTTTAATGATGGTAATATTGAAAAGGTTAAAGGCTATACACAAGTATTTGGCACACCTAGCATTGCGCCATTAAAATTACAGAACCTAACGACATCTATTGTCAATTATTGGATATATGCAGGTCTATCTTCAGTTTATGTTACTGATGGCTCTACACACACTGATATAACTCCTACTGCTACAATATCAACTACACTTGCAAATCGTTGGAATACAACATTCTTAAATGGTGTTCCTATACTAAACAATAAAAGTGAAGCACCAATATGGTGGAATGGGTCTCCTGCTTCACCAATGACTGCAATTCCAGGATGGATTTCAGGAGATATGTGTGATGTCATACGTTCATATAAAACATATTTGTTTGCGCTTGGAGTTACTGAATCTGGTATAAAGTATCCACATAAAATTAAATGGTCCAATGCTGCTAATCCAGGCTCTCTACCTTCAAGTTGGACTCCTTTGACCACTAATGATGCAGGTGATGCAAATATATCAGAGACTCCTGATCCAATTATAGATGGCTTAACACTTAGAGATATGTTTGTTCTCTATAAGCAGAATAGCACATATAGTATTAGATACACTGGTGGCAGATATGTATTTAAAATAGAATCTTTGTTTGGTAGCTTTGGTTGCCTAGCTGAAGGTTGTGTTGTAGAGTATGATCAGCAACATTGTGTATTGACAAGTAATGATTTAGTTCAACATGATGGCAATAGTTTTACATCTGTTATAGATGAAGAGTGGAGATCATATCTATTTTCACAAATAAATAATGATGTAATAGATACATGCTTCTTACAACTTAAATATGATGATGATGAAATTTGGATTTGTTATCCTTCTGGATCATCTATTATCCCAAATAAAGTTATTGTTTGGAACTATCGCGAAAAGAATTTTCATGAACGCGATCTGCCTGCTTGTTATGATATAAGTAGTGGTGTTGTTGCAAATAGTGCTGTTGCAGCAGATTGGGATTCTGATACAGATTCTTGGGATTCTGATACAACTGTATGGGATGAAAAATTATATTCTGCAACAAGTGATAGTTTGCTTATTGCAGGATATTCTGATACTAAGATGTATCACTTAGATAATAGCTCTACATTTGATGGCAATCTATTTAGTCATTATGTTGAACGTGTATCTATGCCATTAGTAAATAATACACACAATAAATTAATTTCAGCTTTGTGGCCAAATGTAGCAGGACCAAGCGGAACTGAAATAACAATACAAGTTGGTAGCCAACAAAAAGCATCTGAGCCAATTAGTTGGAGTCCATCTCAAACATTTATAATAGGAACTACTGATCACATTGATGCTATGATTGAAGGGAAATATATATCTGTAAAATTTAGTTCTACAACTAGCAATTCATGGAAGTTATATAATTTCATGCTTGATACTGAATTGATGGGAGTCCACTAATGTATAAGCCTGAACGTTTTGGAAATGGTGAACTTACTGATTTAGCAAGATTTGTAAATGAAGAATTGGCTAAGATTGGCGACTCTTTTCTTAATCTTGAAATTGACTCTTCTGACTATCGAATATGGTATGAATTGCCACCTAGACCAAGTGAAGGTGCTGTTTGCTATATTGATTCTAGTGCAGATGCAACAATTACAACTACTGGGTTGCATGAATATAGAGGTGGAGCATGGCAAAAATTGTAGCCATACATCCTGATGAATTGAACAAATGGTGGCCTTCTACGCAGCCATTAGTTGATAAGGCTTTGGAAAAAGGTCATGGTGAAATGGATTCTGATGATATCCATTCTATGATTGAAGATGGAGATTGTATATTAATTTTAGCTGTTGTTGGAGACAATGTTGCGGCTGCTATTGTAACAACTTTAGTTGCAAGACCTGCATTAAGAGAATTGATTATACTTACTGCTGGAGGGTGTGAATTAGATGAATGGCTTGATGAGGTTATGTTTATGTTTGATAAGCTGGCCAGAGAACAACAAGCGGAAATAATATCAATTCATGGTCGCAGAGGTTGGGTTGGCAAATTAAAAAAGTATGGCTATAATGAAGCATACACAACAGTTATAAAAGAGGTATTGTGATGGTTAGTTTAGGTGGTGGTAAAAGTAGCGGAAGCTCTAGCAGTCAAGGACAAAGCACTTCATATTCAAATAGTAATGCTTCAAGCTTTGGCAATAGCATTAATGCTAGTGGTGGAGTTAGTTCATCAGGTCAAGAAATATGGGATGCACAATCTCCATATCTAAATGATCTATATAAGTCAGGTTCTGAACTTACTGGTCAAGCAGGAGGAATAGCTCAGGATTATATTGACAAATATTCTGGCAATGTAGATTCTGCAATAACAGGTAGTGTAGATACTTCTTATCTTGACTCTATACGCAATGGTAGTAACTTAGGTATGCAAACTCTACAGAGTTCAATGAATCCTACTGGCAATCCATACCTTGAAGGTCAAATTAATAACATGCGCACCAATGCAGCTGACAATATGAATATTTTTGGAATGTCAGACAATCGCTCTAATGCAAATATGTCTGGTCAATTTGGAAGTTCACGTCAAGGCATAGATGATTACTTGCTTCGGAAGGAAACTATGAAGCAAGCTGGTGATCAAGAAAATGCTATGAGAATGAATGCATATGATACTGATCAAAATAGAGCAGTAGATGCTGCAGGAAATTATATCAATGCTGGCGTAAATGCAAACTCAGGAATGCAAGATCAATATGGCAATGTTATAAACAATGTCAATTCAGGATACAATCTTAATATGAATCCTAATAATGCAAATTGGAATGAGCTTCAAAATCTATCTGGAATTGTTGGTGGCCCAACTACTCTAAATAATTCAAATAGCTCCAGCTTTGGATATGGTAATTCTACTAGTGGCAGTAATAGTGTTGCAAATAGTGGCAGCCAATCAACTAATTCTAGCACTGGTAAGAATAGTGCTTGGAATGTTAGTGGCAGCTTTGGCCCTAAATAGGAGAATGTTATGGAAGAATTAGGATTTTGGGATAGTCAATTTAAATATAAAAGAGATCAATATGCTGCAGCTAAGACTCGTGAGAGTCTAGGTTCTGAAGGATATGCAGATGCTAGTTTCAGAAGTGCTGAATTTGATGAAAATGGCAATGAGATAAATGTTCGCACCAATAATGATACTGGGGCTTATGGTCTGCTAGCAGACAAGAACATTAATCCTAGTCGTATGCGCTTTGCTGCTGACCAAATGGAAGTTGGCAACACTTCTTTGGCCAATAACATTATAGCACAAGAAACAGGCAATGCACTTAATATTGATAATAGCAATAGAGATCAAGAAATCTTGAAAAAGAATGCTGCTGATATTACTAATATGATTATGGGACAACGTCCTTCATCAACTCCACAACAGCCTCGTTTCCCACAAATGGCTGGTGTACAACCTCAGCCGGTTCAAGCGGTTAATAATAGCGCGAATCCTACTCCCTTACCAAATCTCCCACAGTATAACGGGTTTAATCCTCCCGCTAATACTAACGGTAGCCCTCAGCCTATATCGCCTCTTAGAACGGCTCCTATTAAGCCAAATGATCCTATGATATCTACTCTTCCAACTGGTTATAACTTCCAGCCAGAGATGGATAGGAAGTCACAGGAAAGAAGTATAAATGCAAAATATCGTCAAGTTGCTTTAATGCCTGGTGCTAATCCTGCTGTTGTTGAAAATATGCGTAAGGCAGAGATAGATGCTCTATATGGCTCAAACAACACCAACCTTTATCGTACTTGGAAAGATGCACAAGCTGATGGATACAAAGGCTCTTTAGAAGAATGGAAGAAAGCTGGCAACAAGATAATGACTGGTGATGGAACTGTTAAGATGCTTAGTCCTGAGCAGAAGACACAAATGGGTCTACTTGGTGCAAATGGACAACCTACTGATCAGCCTTTGTATGTTACTTCTAAAGGTGATATCAAAGCTGCTCCTGTTAAGCCTGTTGATACATCAGAGCGTACATCTGAAGCATATTCTGCAATGATGGGTAATCTTACTCCTGAACTTCAGGTACTTGCTCCAGTAACTGGATATGATATGGACTTGTTACGTCAAGAAGCATCTGAGATGCTTAATTGGTTACCTATGAATTTATCCAATGCTGTTAACTCTGGCAAAGGCCAGAAGCGGGAAGCTGCTCAGAATGCTTGGTTAAATGCTAATGGTCGTGACGAGTCTGGCGCCACCATCAAAGATGAAGAGATGGACAAGTATCGTTCATACTACTTCACTAGATTAGGTGACAAGCCTGAGACAATTGCATTCAAAGCAACGCTACGCAAACAAGCAGTTGAAGGCATGAGAATGAAAGCAGGTAAGGCTTCTGGTTCTGCTGGCAATGCTATTGATCCATTAATTTCTGAATATAAGCTAATTGCTTCATCTAATAAGATTGTATATGAGAATCACGATGATAAATATATATATGGTCGAAACAAAGGTGGGCAATTAACTAGAGTGCCTATTCCAGCAGGAGATAAATAATGGCTGAAGTATATGATGAAGAAACCGGCAAGTGGATACCTGATGGAGATGCTCCTGCTCCTTTAGGTACTATCACTACAGGTGATACTAGACGTATTATTATGCCTAATGATTCAGGCAATGTCAAAGTTGGTGGCAATGTTATGAATAACATAAGAGGTTATATTGAGCCATATTTGCCAAAGTCTGAACCTAAGCCACCTACAGATAATTATGTAGATAACTTCAGACAGAAGACTGCAGAGAATATGTCTTTTCCCGCTGCTATGGGCACAGGCATTATCAGTGAGCTTAAAGGTGTTGGCCAAGGACTCACTGACCCTTTGCTTAATAGCATTGACTATGCAGCGGGCAATCCTGTAAATGTAGAAGATCGCAAGAAGTCACGTGCTCATGATAAGTCATATAATGACAGAGTGCAAAGTGAAAATCCTATTGCTTTTGGTGCAGGAGAAATAGCTCCTTGGATGATGATACCACAAGGTACATTTTCAAAGCCTATTGCTGCTGGTGTAAAAACACTTACTGGCAATCCCATTTCAAAGAAAGCATCTAGACTATTATTTGATTCTGGTGAGAAGATACTTGCAAAGGATGGATTGAATAAATGGGCTTATAAAGGTGGTGATATACTTAAGTCACTAGGCGTTGGAGCTCAGAAAATACCAAGTGCTATTAGAAACAACTCTTTTGTTGATAATGTTGCAATGGGTGGTGTAGCTTCTTTTGCTCGTCCTGATCAAGATATAACAGAAGGTATGACAACTGCTGCATATGGAGACATGATATTCCGTGGTGGTGGCAAGTTGTTATCTAAAGCCAAAAGCTCACTTAATAAATTTGATCAGGGAGTTGTTGATTGGGCAGAGCGGAAACGATTCAAACTTATGCCTGGTGCTAAAACAGGGAATAAATATCTTCAACAGAAAGACCAAGCTCTTAGGACAAATCAAAATACTGCTGGTGGTTTTGATGCTTGGGATAAGCATAATACTGTTCAAGCTAATGGCATAATGTCTAAGTTGATAGGTGAGAAAACTACTGCTGATCTTGGTCCTGACTATATGGCTAGACAATATACTCGTATCGGTTCACGTATGGATGAATTAGCAAAAGGAACAAAGCCAAGATTGACAAAAGAAACTTATACTGATCTTGAAGGTATTAAACAATCTTTTAATGATGTCTACAAAGAAGATAGCAAAGTGCTTAATGGATATGTTAATGATATTGTAAATGCAATTGATGTAGATGGGAATATGACTGGTGAACGTTATCAGGAAATAACATCTAATCTAAATACATATGTATCAAATGGCTTAAAGACTAATGCTCCTGATGCTAGATTTGCTATGAAGATTAAAGGTGTTCTTGATGATATGGTTGAAGATGGAATGGGTGCCAATAAGTTGAAAGGTTGGAAGACTGCTAGACGCCAATACCGTATGCTCAACCTTGCACAAGACAATGCATTGGATGCTGGTAATGTTAGTCCTACTAAATTGTTCAATTATCTTAACTCTAAAGAAAGGAAAATGTTTACTGGTGGAGCTAGAGAAAAACTTGATCCAGATATGAAAGATTTGCATAGTCTTGCAGATTATGGCAGGTTGTTACAAAAACAAGATGGATCATCACTTGGTGCTTCTGAGACTATCTCAAGAGTATTCAAGAACCCAGCTGCCGCTGCTATGGGCAGTTTCAATACTATGGTTAATCCATATACTCGTAATATTGGTCCACTTGATCAGGCTTTGATAAGCTTGTACAGAAGCGGATTTACTGCAACTCCACATATTCTACCAACTAGCTTCCCTAGATTTGCTGCTAAGGCTGGGGCTGCTAATGCAGTATCTGGAGACAGAGGTGAGGAATATATACAGGAAGGAGATCAATAAAATGAATGGAGGGCTTTCACCCCCATTATTCTAAATCTCATCTCCTAATAGTAATGTTGCTACAGGATGGAAAGGAATTCCATCTGTGGTTAATTGGGCATACTCCACTCTAACTGAAGTTCCCAAATACTTTGCCTTATTCTCCATAACATAATGCTTATTGGCAACTGGGCCTGGACAGGTCACCCTGAACCTTGCCCCATTATTTGCTAGACATACCAATATTGCCCAGCCATCTTTAGATGGAACAATATCAACTATAACAAAGTTATCATCTTCCCAAGATTTAACCTTAATCAAACTCTTTGATCTTTTGCCGTCCTCATATCCATTATTGTGTAGTCTAACAATAGAGCCTTCATACCCAAGCTCACGACTTTCTTTAAAGTGAGCCTGTACTTCTTCAAATGATTGCACCTCTATTGTTTCTGCTATCTCCATTGCAGGAGTAAGCGGAATCATATTTAACATTGCATATCTACGAGAATATGGAACATCAGCTATCATATCATACATGTGATATTTAATTTTAAGCGTATCTGCCTGACCTCTTTTTATCCATGATACTATTGTTTGAAGAGGATGTCCATGACAGTAAAGTTCTCCATCAATAGTTTGTCCTTCTAGTAATTCAAGACCATCAAGGATGTGCCCAATAGTATTGATTGGTTTACCATTTCTTGTATATGCAATGATTGTTCCTTGTTGGCAAGTAATAAGGCATCTATTGCCGTCATATTTCCGTTGTACATATGCCCCTTTATAATCAACTCCTTTGCAATTTTTAAGTGGAGCTGCGAGCATTGGTTTTGCATATCCAAGTATGTTGGTAGCTTTGCCTGTTGGTAGTTCTGGTCTATATCCTTTGTCCCTTTGCTTAGAAATGCGAGAAGCGATTCGTGACATAATTTGCTCCTCTCTTGTTCTAGTTGCTTTCCCTTCTTCAACTTCTTCTGTGACTCGTAGCATTGCTCCATCTTTCTCTCCATGTTCTATGACAATAACATAATCTTCAACGCTAATAGCCCATTCACGTATCTTGCCACTATTATCTTGCATAAACATTCTTGTTGGATTAGTGTTCATCTTCTTCATCCTCTGATTCTTCTTTCTTTTCCCAGAATAATTCTTCTTCACGATCTTCATCTGTCCAGCTAGGATTTTGCATTCTCTTTCTCCCAATCAGTTAAATTAAGTATTTGATCAATTTCTAACTTGCGCCAGTCACCTCTCATTCTTCCTTTAATTAAGAACCATGTTTCACCTTCTTTTGATGTCTCAACTATCCGCTGGCCTTCCATCTCCTCAAAGACGTAGCGGTTGATAACACACAGTATCTGATCAGTATCATCCTCAATCAGTAAGCGGAGATATACAGAGTTCTCATCATACACAACCCCATTACGCTTAACAACTTCATTGTAATCATTTAGATCACGAAGGTCACGCATAATTAGCTTACCTATGACTGTATACAATCCAGGTTGATCAATTGCCTTAATCTCAGAAGGTGCTTCAGATAAGCCATATGTAATAGGGTCATTATAGAATTTACCCCAATAGTGCTGAGTTGGGAATAGTATATCAAATGGAGTTACTGGATACATTAGCTTCTTGAATAATCCAGGTGGCAATACTTTTCTACTCTTGCGAGCATTCATAATCTGCTTAGCCTTAGCTTCACCTATGCCATCTATGTTCATAAGACCACCAACTAACCGGCCATCTTGGATTGACCATTCCATCTCTGATAGGTCTGCATCTACAGGGTCATACTCAAAGCCTTCATTAACTACAAGATCACGGAGCAGCTTAATAGCGGAATCTGTATCTCTTGCATTGTTAAGATTAGCTATGGCAAACTCCATAGGATGGTGAGCCTTCATGAAGCCAGTCCAATAAGAGATAAGACCATAGGCTACAGCATGAGATTTATTGAATCCCCATGAACCAAATGTAACCATATTTTCCCATACAGCAATAGCCTCTTCATCTGGCACTTTTCTAAGTCTTGTCCCTTTCAGAAAGTTGTCTCTGTATCTATTGAAGAACTCTTCACCAAGAGACTTGGATGCAGCCCTTCGCAGATCAGATACATCTTCCCAAGATAGGCCACCAAACTCACGACCTATATACATCAGCTGCTCTTGGTAGATAATAATGCCAAGAGTCTCTTCAGTGTGCTTGATGTAGATAGGATCATTTGAAATATACTCAACCTCAGAAGCACCTGTTCTTCTTTTAACGAATGAGTTCGCTCCACCACTATGCATAGGGCCAGGCCTAGCAAGCGCAGTAATAGCGACAATGTCATCAAAATTATGAATTCCCATTTGGTTTGTAAGGTACTGTAGAGCTTGTCCTTCAAATTGGAAAATGCCATTATATCTCCCTGAATTGAATATATTAAATGTTTCCTGATCTTCAAGAGGAAGTCTATACAAGTCATTGTAGTTCATACCAATTTGACTCATAGTCTCCTCAAGGATAGTCAGTGTTCTTAATCCTAAGCAATCTATCTTAAGCAAGTTTAGATACTCTGCATCTTTCTTGTTGAGCATAACTACATCATCTCTACTATTTGTAGAGGCATAGTTTGTCAGCGGTAAAGTAGATACTAGTATTCCAGCTGCGTGCTTGCCGGCATGGGAGGCATGATTTTCAATCCTACTTACCAAACGCATAGCAGGGTATTTAGCAATGAACTCTTTGCCAATATCAGTACTGTCAAAAGTATCGGCAATACACATAGCAGCACGAGCGTCACCACCAGACCTTTCGACAATCGCGTTTTTGAGTTCTTCCGTTTCATACTTAGGGATTGATAGACCCATAGCGAAATCACCAATAGCAGACTTAGGCTTAAGACGAGAAACATTAGCGAGACATCGTACATTTTTGTGTCCATATTTATGAGATAGATATTTAACAACCTTTGCTCTTTTCTTATCAGGGAAGTCAATATCAATATCTGGAAGGTCATGTCGGTTGATGTCAATGAAACGTTCAAAAAGCAAACCGAATTTAATTGGATCAATTTCTGTGATGCCCATAAGGTAACATACTAGACTTCCCGCTGATGAGCCACGTGATGGCCCAACTAGCATAGACTGTTTAGCATACCTTATCATATCTGCAACTATGAGAAAATAATCATTGTACCCTTTTTGCTCAATGAGTCCAATTTCATATTCATAACGATCTTTGTAGATAGGGTCATCAAGATCAACATCTAAATGAATAGCCCCTCTCATACAAGCTCTTGTTACAGTTTCTGGCCCTGTGTACTTTACAAGTTCTGCCATCTCTAATTCTGCATTACATATCTCAGCAATAGAGTAGGTAGAAGCTATGGCATAGTCTGGGTCTCCTGTCTCTGCAGTGAACTCAGAATCAGTCAGCCGGTGAAGCGGATAAGTTGCATCTTCAAAGTTATAGCTATAGCCAGTGCCATTCTTTCTAGCTCCTGCAAGTAGTTGATACACTTCTTTATCTTCTACATTTGGGTATCTGGCTATGTCTATCGCTACTGTAGGTTTATTAGGGATATTTAAGCCCTTATTATCTACGCTAATGCTGCTATAATCTATTCTCTCAAGAGTTTTTCTTAATTCTATAGTAGTATAAGGGGCTATTACTAAAACGTTCTTAGAAGTCCTTAGAAAGCGTGTAATATCTACCCTTGGGAAGTAGTAAAAATTGTCCCAAGCGTATGTAGTAAGTTCATTGATCTCCTTGAGACCTTTATTGTTTTTGGCTAAGAAGATCATCTCAACTCGACCATTAGAAGATTGATTAGCAGACCTTGCTTTCTCAACCATGTCACACACCGTAAGGCGTACACCAAAGATAGGCTTGACACCTTTCTTAATGCACTCTCTGGCAAACGATACGTGTCCTAGTGTAGTGTTAACATCTGCTATACCCATAGCCTCATAGTCCTCCTTGACTATTTCAGATATGTGACCAAAGCAGCTTTTAAAACTAAACTCAGTTTTTGTAGCTAGATAGATCAATGTGGCCTTCCTCAACTAACCAATGGAAACATCTTACCAAAGCATGTACATCAGCTTTAGCTCTGTGAGCACCTTCAAAAGGCTTACCAGTTGCTAACTCATGCAACTTAGCAAGATTCAAACGATTTCCTTTGATGTGATTAGACTTCTCAACAGTACATATGTGATTAACCGGCCATGGAAAATGAATGACCTTATCTATCCGTACTAACTCATTTGCTAACATAGATACATCAAAGCTAGCATTGTGAGCAACTAAGCAATCTGAGCCTTTAAACACTTCAGCGATCTGCTTGTACATAGCGGAAAATTTAGGTGCATCCTTAACCATATCATCATTGATGCCAGTAATCTTAGTTATCACATCAGAGATAGGCAAAGTAGGATTCAAGAATGTATCAATCTCTTTTATGATCTCAAACTTCTCATTGATCTGAACTGCATATAGCTCAATGATCTCTGGTTGCTGAGCTACGTTAGTAGCATTAGGGCGCAACAACCCTGTAGTCTCTGTATCATATACAGTCATTAATAATTCAGACATTATTCTTTCCTTCATTAGCCCAATCACGATCATCAAACTCATCACCGTAACGTTTCATATGCTCAATGATTGCTGCAGCATTAAACATAATGTTAGCCATATGATTCTGCTTAATCTCAGGGTCATTGTTTTCGCAGTTATGGAAAGCAGTTAAGTGACGAAGAAGGCTATTCTCCATCTCAGTAATTGGCATACCATTCTTCCAATTATTCCGCTCATACTTCTCTGCACCAGCTTCCATGACTCTTGTCCAAGCTTCTATAGCTGCAGGGAAGTCAAGCATATAAGATAGTTTTGGCTTATCTTCATTCTTACGCATCATTGGAGATTTCTTAGCTGTCTTCTTTTTTGCTACTTTCTTTTTACGTGGTGCCATTATACTTTCCTCAATTGAGTTACTAATGCAAGATTACGTTCAGCAATCCCCATGATAACATTTAGGTGAACTTCAAACATCCAATCTACCCCATTACAATTCTTGTCATAGTATGGGTTGTTGAATAGTGTTTTCCAAGTATCTTCTGTGAAGAAGGACTTGTGATCCAAATCTTGAAATGCCATGTTAGATGTATAGTAAGGAACTACTATGCTTATGTGTCCACCTGGTCTTAGTACACGTTGGCATTCGGATAGAACAAAGCGTGGATCAGATAGATGCTCAAGGAAATGATATGCATGTATCTGAGATACTGATTCATCTTCACATGGGATGGCATCTGACTCAGCATCCCACTCAGGGAACTCAAGCGGACGAGCACCATAGATTTGCTTATTGCCAGGCCCAAGGTTCAACACTTTATGACTCTCTGGATCATAATCATATAGTGCTTCTGGAATAGCTCTATCCATTCCAAGAGTGAAAATCTCTGCTAAACATTTAGACATTAGTAGTCTCCTTTTTTGACTTGAAAAGTAGTTATGCCTTTTTCTCTCCACATATCTACTACTTGTGAACGATCTTCAAATGCATAGTGAACATCATGCCCAGACTCTAGTAGCAGATTAAGCATTTCTTCTTTTACTACATAATCACTTCTAAAGTCTTTGGCAGCCCTCATCAGAAGAACTGAACATGGTATCTCATGCTCATTCAGCCAGTCCATAGTCTTCTGCTCTATTCTGCAAGACCGGCCTGTACACATCACTATGTGGTATCCTGCGTCTCGCATTACATGAGTCATCTCTATGATTCTATGATAAGGTGCATCCTTATCACAATCATCATTAAAAGCATCCCAGTCCTTATCATCTTTCTGAATATGATGAAGTCTATGGGATATGTCGGCTAGTGTTCCATCTATATCAAATATTGCAGTTTTCATTATAATGGTATCCCATCTTCGAATCTTGAACAAATTTTCATTTCATCAGACGTGAGATAATGAGGGCACTCATCAGTTCTAAAGTGATCACATTGCCAACAATGATTTTCTGAAGCCATAGACATGCCATCTTTAGCAATAGGATTAGCTACATGAGTAGTCTCTTCAATAGCCTTGCGACAGTTTGCTTTAGACTCCATAAGAGTGGTTGGCAGCAATCTGTTTATAGTATGCTCTTGAATAGGACATTCTTCATATCTTGGGAAAGCACAGGTGCCATACCAGCTACAGTGTACTTGGATAAACTCCTCTGCCCATGGGTGCTGTCCAATAACCAGTCTCTTAATTTCTCTGAAGACATCTTGATACACACCGGCTGTTCGTGTACATAATCGTACAAGTGCCATATTATGAAGTGTGCGTAAGTCGAACTTAGCAATGATAGAAGTATGAGTTCCCGTTGGTAAGATTTCCCTTGCCTCCTGCACTGGGATGTCCTCATCGACCATTGAGGCGTATGCTTCGAATATGTGATCTCTGAGGCCATCGAAGTGTCCATTTGTCTCCGGCCAATCACACCCGTGTCCCCTGACATCAACTGTTCTCTGAGACTCTTGAGCATAGCTACCTGTTCTTGTTCGAACAAGTTGGTGTGTAAACGAGCGTGGAACTTCTGATATCTTGAACGTGTATTCAACGAACTCAAATGAGCTTTGAATCGTGTCCAGCATATATTCAAAATGTTCTTTCTTTTTCTCATCAGGCCACTCCTTTATATCCTGTAGTGATTGAGCACCCTGTAAGCGGGTATTCTTGGTAAATAGCAACAGCTCCAAGGCATCTTGGGTGCAACTTAGCAGTTCTACTTTCATGTTATAGTCCTATCTTGTTTCTGTTATATCCAGTTGTATAGATCAACTCTTTAATCTTATACAAATCTTTTAAAACATCATCCATAAGTACATTCTTCCATATGGCAAATCTTCCTGCGCTATATACATCATGAGTAGTTGTCAACTCATAAAGGAGTCTATGACGCTCTGTCTCATCTATGTTCTTTATCTTACCATAATCTTGTACAGTAGACTCTATTATTTTAGATGGATAATCTACTCCAAATGAATGAACTACATATTCAAGATCAGCTAGTATAACAGGAGCAGTACTTTCAATGATTAGATCATCTCCAGTTATTGTAGCTCTATATACACAACAATCATCATCAGGATAATATAGAGTTTGATACACATTGCACTTAGGCACTTTGTATCTTCCTGTAAATATCTTTTGGAATGTAAATTCCGCTGATGTCTCTATGCCAGCTGACCGTAGAGTATTTGTTATAGGGATTGTACTGATTACAGTCTCTGCTGGGATATAATCTAAGCGTTGGCCTAGATGTATTCTACTCTTGACAAGATTCACTAATCTTTCTTGGAAGTTAGCAGGAGCAATATAGCGCTCAACTGAATCTAAATTCCATATTGATCTATCAGCTGTATGGCCTAATACTTTTTTGCTATACATATTAGCTAACATGATATTTGGTTGGAGGTATTCACCTCTGACATAAATGCCTTTTCTTACTGTTACTTTCTTAAATGGGATGCCAGTAACTTTGCTGACAGAGTCATCACGAAAGCGGAGAACTGCATTGTGATTGATTGGTAGTATATCATTTGCTTCAAAGATATGTGCTTCAGGGAATATCAAACTAGCTAAACAGCCGGTCATTCCTGCGCCTATTATTAACATGGTTTTTGTTCCTTTAGAGGTGACAATAGGGGCGTAGCCCCTATTGTACGTTACAAGATTGGCTAATATTGATACTAGCTGTTAGCGATATCTGCACATAAAGCTGCAAGACCCTGATAGTGAGAAGCATGACGCTTAGTGTTATCAGTACCGTTAGCTTCAATCCAGCCAGCAACATCTTCTTTCGATACAGGAGAATTTGCACGTAAGTAATCATGGAATGCGCTAGTGATACCAGAGCGACCTGCACCAGTGCCTTTAGGCTTCTTGAATACTTCAAGTTCATTCTTCTTAGCATACTGGCGAATAGAGCCAGCAGCAGACTTGTCATTAACACCTTTCAAATTGTCTGTTAGTGCTTCAACTGCAGCAGCAAAGCCTTCTTCAGTTGATAAATCCATACCAGAAAGAGTATCGTTTACAATTTCAGCTTTTTCAGTTTTAGAGTTTGCATAACCACCAGATACCATACAGGCATTGAAGATAGTTTTAACATTCTTGAACGTTGCACCAGCAGCAATCATATCAAGCATGATTTCATCTTCAGACTTGTCTTCTGACATAGCTTCATCAAAAGCTACTTCAATTGGAGTAGGCTCATCATCTTCAACTGTATCATCTACTTCTTCTGTTTGGTCAACTACTTCTTCATCTTCAAAAACTGCATTTTCTTGATCAGACATTTTATGTCTCCTTTGGATTAGGCCAACTGGCCGGATTAAATATAACTACGTTCTACAACTTAGGCATATATTATATCTTATATATTAAAGGAATAAAAGGAATAAAATTGTTTTTACAACTAAAATTACTTATACCCCTATAAATTTTTTCTATACTAGATCAATATCGACAATTTCTGGATATTTGTTTGCCGTTTTCACTTTTATCTTACGAGGCTTAGACAATTGATCTGCCATACCTAATAGATCAGCTGCATTCTCAGGTAGTTTACCTGCTCCCAATCTAAGCCCCATCCAGTGCTTAGCCTTATGGCCAGCAAAGCCATTGTGCTCTACACATATCCATTCTTTGAATACTTGTAGACCACAGTGATATCTTACCAATACACTAGTAGGTGAATTAGGCTTCTCATGTAAAGAATAGGTTACAGTGTCTACATTCTTCCATTTGGCAGCATTGCTTGCTATTATTGCATCACCACCAGCGGAAGATGATATTCCAATCTTGAATTGAAAAACATGACCACATACTGTACAAGTCTTTGCTGTTGGGTGATATATCAATCCACAGTCTGGACATGTCTTAGTTATTGGTTCACCACCTTCACCTTTCTTCCTTTTCTTTACAGTGACATTATTAATAGGCCCAAGCCTAGCAGTATTTCCAGCAAAATCAAGAACAAGGCAATGATCTTTCCCATCTGCAATTCTAAGCCCACGTCCGATAGTCTGGACGTGGATATTAGGACTTTGTGTAGGTCTGAGTAAAGCAATAAGGTCAATATCAGGAACGTCAAATCCAGTAGTAAGAATGTTGACATTGACCAATGCTCTGTACCTCCCTGACTTAAATCCATCAATAATGTCTGCACGATTCATCTCCATTCTTGAGTGTACTACCATAGCACGTATTCCGCTTTGCAGTAGTCTCTCAGTTATATGTTCAGCATGCTCTATATCAATAGCAAATATCAGCCACTTCTTATAGTCTGCTCCACATTCAATTATTTCTTCAATTGCTTTATTTGTTACAGTAGGTATATCAAATGCAACTGACATTTCTGTATCTATGAAGTCTCCACCACGTATATGAAGATCATCTGTATTCATTTCAAGAGTTGTTTCTTTTGTTCTCAGAGGTGATAGCCAACCATCATCAACTAGCTTATTAAAAGCATCCATTGTAGTCAGATCATATATAAGGTCGGTAAATAAGGCTCCCTCACTGTATATAAGCCCCTGTCCTAGACGATAAGGAGTTGCTGTTACCCCTAGATACTTGGCACGTTTAAGCCCGTTTAAGAACGTCCTATACATCCCTTCACCACTTGGTGGTATCAGGTGAGCCTCATCTATTATTACAAGTTGCGTCTTTTGAAATTCTTCAACATTCTTATAGACTGACTGTATACCAGCTACAGTTATCTGCTTATTGTCACGTCTACCAAGCCCAGCGGAATTTAATCCAACTTCAATATCTAAATGTCTTGATAGTGCATTGTGATCTTGCTCAAGAATTTCTTTAACATGTGATATTATAGTGATTTTTATATTTGGCCATCTATCTAATATTTCCTCAACAACTAAGCAAATGACAGGCGTCTTGCCACCTCCAGTGGGAATAGCAATAAGCGGATGTCCTTTTGGTTTTCTAGTGAAGAAATCAATTACCAAGGATGGCACTACAGCTTGATAATCACGACCAATAAATTTCATGCATCACCTTCGTTTAGTATCGCTGCTGTTATGGCGTGTTGTATATATCACTGTTATGTGTCAAAACGATGCTCTCTATCTAACGCTCTGGCTCTATCAATAGCTGGCACCACCATTTCCTTAAATATCTCTGCCAACATATAGCAAGATATTTGCTTCCTTAAATTCTCTGGAACATTTTTATAGCTCTCATAATAAACATCGCAGCATTCTTGCTTAACATTTATCGCTGTGGTTCCTGCATTCATAATATTTGCCTTTAGTAGTTAAAATCACATAACAAGTAATTCAACCAGACGCTGAACCCTTGTTTTGTTCACTTGTATTAACTTCTGCTTTGTTTTTTATTTTGCTCATAGTAATTCTCCTTTTCGTTTATAATAAGTCGTTTAATTCCGACTCGCTAGTGTTTGCTCATCACTCACCATCCTTCTGTATGCGCTGTTGTAATTGTTTAATGTACTCATCAAACCCAGTCATAGAGAATTTACACTTATTAATTACTCTTATTGCAAATTCATTATTAACCTTATCTAGCAATGCAAGCTTCTTACGCTGTACATCGGTTGCTGTGTAGGTTTTAGGTAATGGGAGCATATGCCCATGACTATATCCATTAGGACAAAGTCGACTTAAATTATTTTCGTCTTGGCTGCACTTAATACATTTACTCATCATATTTCCTTTAGGCTATGCCTTGTTTACCTTCAATAATATGTCTTTGATTTCAGGAATCATATCCCATCTACTACACCCTTTTTCTTGATCTTTTAATGACAATTCTTTTCCATTCATTTCACAAGTCCACTTACCTTCATCTTCAATGCAACCTCTAACACAACTTCTGCAATTCTTTAAAGGCATAGCATCTGATTGGCATACTGCTTTAGCATCACACCACTTACATTCAAACCATGTAGCATTGCCTATCCGCTTTGGTGGGATTGTAGAAGTTAGAATATCCATCCCAACAGATTCAAGATGCTCAAATTCATCTTTATCAAAGTGTACTCTTATATAGTGACGCTCCTCAGTGTCCTTGTTAGTAGCTACAAAGAAGGCACGATCAATCTTAAGCTTGCCCATATATGAATTAAGTTGTCCATAGTATACAGGAAACACTTTCTTGATTGCTTCCTGATTGGCACCTGCTTTGTAAAGCTCTTTCCACTTACTAGATTTCATAGTTTTGAATTCAGCTAGATGCTCTGTCTTTTCAGCACCTGGCAATCCAAGGATTCTACCATCAATATGTCCTTTGATGTGAGAGGCTAGACCAATGATCTCTTCCTGCTCTTCACCTATTGTTCCAAATATTTCAACATGGTTGCCTTCTTCATCTACACGATAGACTTCACAACCTATTGCTTTAAGGTCTCTGATGATACGTGCTTCTTCAAGGTCACCACGCTCAAATATGCGCTTCAATCTTTGAGTGATAACCTTCTTGAAAGTCCAGCGGAATCCTAACCAAAGGTATCTCTTGCAAGGATGTGCAAGTCCAGAGTATCCTAGATATGGCCTAGGCATCTGAACTATATCATTGTTATCTAAGGAATCCTGTATAGGATTATTTATTGGTATAAGTGCCATTACTTTGCCTCCTTTTGATCAGGTTCAGGCAGTGGCCATGGATCAACATCTACAAGATCAAGATCATTAATCTCAAATACTTCATAGAATAAATCTTTACCTTCCATTATGATGCGTCTACGCTTATTGCCAGAGTGATCAAGCATGCGATAAGATACATCATCAGGGAAGTGTTCAAGAATACCTCTAACTGCTGCATCCTTAGTTGCATATCCACCAGCAAGAACTTCACGTATTGGAAGCTCTTCATCTGATCTAAATACTCTTTGAATTATGAAATTCACTTTATTCTCCTGTTTGGTTTTTGAAAAGATGACTGGCTACGAATATGTTATAGGCATATCCATCAAGAAGTGTAACCAATCACCTTATTAAAAACGCCTCATCCTTGAGGCTAGCATAACTAGTCTTCATCTTCTGCAAATGGGTCAACACCTTCAGCAATAGCACCACCTTCTATAGCAAAATACTTGCTAATCTCATTCTTGGCAGGAAATGAGTTAGATGCAGGAATCAGCTTAAGATTAAAGCCAAAAGGCTTGCTATGTAGTTGAGTTGAGTCAACAACTTCTGCAACGCCACAAGCATCAGATAATGAACGTAGTTCTTTCATTGAATTTTCAACTGCAATAGGATTAGGATTAACAATATTAAGTCCAATAAAAATTGAACGGCCAATTGTACCTTCTGGCCCATCAAGAATCTTAACAGTCATATTTAGACGTTTTCCAGACTGATCATGCTCACCTAATTCAGCAGACGCCTTAGTCTGTTTAATACCAGATTTAACAATCTCACCAGTGTAGTCAATAGGTACACCTCCCTCTGCTGTAGGCAGCGGAGAGAAGTCATCCATTGTTTCATGGTCTTGAGCACGGAAAACTTGTGGAAGCATAGTAGTTTCATTCATTATTTCTTACCTTCATCTTTAGTTGTTTGGACATCCTTCTTTGGCGGAGTCCTAGCCATAATCTTCTTGATGATTGCAGTCATATTCGGTCGCTCAACAGGCTTGAGTTTTCCGCTTCTGTCCTTGGCATCATGAGTGATACTAGGCTGAGTTTGTAGATAACGATACTCTTCATCTACTCCATCAACCTTCATAGTGCCTATCCTGAGTGAAAACACTTCATCAGTCAGGTAAGGCATCTCTCTGTTGAGAGTTTTCCCAGGCATAGATGCTCCATAGGTAGTTATACCTGTGTGATCATCTGTTATTCTGGACTGTTTAGCTATAAATAGCACATTCTTTTTTGGAATATCACGAAACTTACGAAGCAGCTTCATGAATTCATCATTCAATTTGCAATAAGCCTTACGGCCATCAGCATATTGACTAGTATATTCACCCAACATCCTCTCAGCTAGATCAGATATTGAGTCAATACATATAGTTTCAAACTCATCTCCTTCTGGACCAGTTACCATGTCATAAGCTTCATTGAATTCATCAATACTTATAACTTCAATTACAGGAATATCCATCTCAGATAAGGACAAAAGCCCTCGCTCAGCGGAAATTATGATTGGCTTTGGGCAAGTTGCACAGAGTGTAGTTTTACCTACCCCTGAAATTCCGTAAACAGTAGTTTTTACAGAATCAACTGCATGCCTAGTGTTGGATATCTTAACTGGCACTAGTGTCTCCTTCCAATTCTTCTGCACTTTGTGTTTTTTCAAGCTCAATATTAGCAGCCTTAACTGCCATATTAGCATTAGTGTAACGAATAGCCTTCCAAATGAATTCAAGACCTTCTTCATCTAGCCTTAACATATCAGTCATAAGTGCAAATTGATCTGGAACCCAATTATTTGGAGATACCATACCACCTGCAATACGAATTCCATTATCATTACTAGACAGACCTATGTGTGCAATGGCGCATGCACCTACTTTGTCACATTCTAGCATAAATTCATTGAACTTTTTGAAAAGATCACTAGACTCATCATCAAAACTTTCTGACAAATCATACATTGGTCTTTCATTATTTTCGCTCATTGTTCATTCTCCTGTTAATGTTATCTGTTAAGTCACGAAAGCGACTAGCGTGTTCTTTTGAATTGTATGGTATAGTATGCCACTTGCAATTAAAGTTTTGCACCCAAAAGTGTGCACCTTTTGTAATGCGAGTTCTTAGCTCAATTAAGGATGCCAACATATGTGGGTGCTCCAAATCTGCATAAGCCATTACTGTTTCTTCATTAGTCATTATCATCACCTATTTAAATTATACCAAAAGACTTATCATGTCTTTACGTAGTGTTACATTATTGCTATTTAGGTCTATTGCATTGACATATTCAATCAAGTCAGTGGAGTTGTCAACATATTCATGTATCCCAACTCCTTCAATAAGGAATTCAAAACCATCTTTGTTGGACAATATCTTCTTCATAGCAGACGCACTAGCAGATTGATTATATGTTTTGCCATCTTTCTGAATAGAGCCATCAGTATGGATTGATATACAGAATCCATCAGGTATTTTTTGCTTTACAATTATGGCCATTATCTTTCTCCAATTAGCCAAGCAACTAGAATCTTTGCTTTATCAGGGTCATCAACATTACCCATCTCAACCTCACGAATCTGCTGAGTGAAGTCATCAAGATCATAACCAGAGATATCAACACCAAACATGCTTTTGTATATCTCACCTACTTCAACAATCTGTAGTTCAGGTGATACCCATCCTCGATCTTCCCGCTCAATCCACCGCATGTTATAATTACAAACATACCCTTCATGATAGAGGACATCAGTGTGCTCCATTGTAATCTTTCCACTTGAACTTGGCTTGTGAGGTTCAGCAAAGTAATTGACTTTTAACTTCTCACCATTCATGCCAATTATTATGTCACCAACTTTTACTTCTTTGTTATTGTGAGTGTATACTAGTTTCATTATGACTCTCCTTCTTCAATAGTAACTACCAATGAAGGCATTGCCGGTTTTGTAATTAGGATAGAGTTCATCAGATCAGGGTGAGGTAAACGTTGGTAAGCAGATTTGACAAAGGCAGGATTGTAAGATATACAAGCACGTTCATCTTCATCAAAGTTAGGATATAACTCAGCAAGTATTTCCTTATCAAGTGAGTAGGTGATTTTCTTAGTGGCCTTTATTTTAAAGCCGTCTATATTAAAGGTATGTGTACCTTCTACTTTACCCTCAAGTAGCTCATCACATATTTGCTGTCTTAGTTTTGCTTCAGCAGCTTTAGCATCTTTAGCAACCAATACAGCAGCGGTAAAGTTAGCTAGTAAGTCAGAATTAATCTTCATAGGTATTCCTTAGTGTAGTGTTAGTTGGATTGTGTACGTTAGTTCATAGTTAACGTTTTACCCTATCTATTATATAGAATACAAAAATTGAAGTCTAATAGAATCTCCTTATAGGGGTATAGATAATATTAATTAGACTTTGCTTTTCAGGCAGTATATAATATAGGCTTGACACTATTCATAACTAAAACAAATTGGGGTATCATTAGTGAAGATTACCAACTTCCAAGGGAATCAGATGAATGCCACTGGTGGCATAGTCAGAGAAGTGTCAATAGAAGATTTAGCAGAATTGTTTAATGAGCCACGTAAGGGCAATAAGCATATAGGCTATTTTGTTAGAGGTGAACTTAATCCACCAGAGAGAAAAGATGCATACTTGGCTTCCGCTGATATGTTGGTTCTTGACGGTGATGCAACTAACACAGATGACAGTTCCTGTTGTCCTCCTATTGACGTCAATATGGCATTGACTGAGATGAATATAAATCATGTTATTTATACTACTCACAGTCATAGCTTCAATAAGAATAAGTTCAGGGTTATAATACCTTGTACAATAACAAGCAAGGACAATTTAAAGAGTACCGTTTTAGCTATACTAAAGGAGTTAAAAAATAAGGATGTTGACATTAAGAATGTTAAAGAGATGTCAACTTGGACTCAGCCATGGTTTATACCTAGCAGAGATGATCCAACAGATGGAATGTTTGAATTCTATTCTTACACAACAGGTGATGATTATGTGGAATCTGAAAGTAGTTTTGGTATCAACGCTAGCGACATTGTTTCTAATAGCCCTAGCGATGATGGCAATAGGGCTGTGGTCAGCAGTCCTTCTGAAAGTATATCTGATATTATTCGCTGCATAACTAATGGTGAAGAAGGTTTACACCATGCAGTTAACAAATATGCTTATATGCAGGTTAAGGATGGTATAGCTCCTAACACAATAGTTGCTACACTACAGGGTCTAATGTCAGCATGTCCTTCTCAGGATGAGCGATGGCAAGAGAGATATGCAGATATACCTCGCTGTGTAGATGGTGCAGTAAACAAGATGGTTGAAGAGTCTACAGTAGATGTTACTGATCTCAATACCAAAGGCAGTGAGGCTATAGCTGAAATACCTTGGCCACCTGGCTTACTTGGTCAACTAGCGGAAGATGCATATCAAACACAAGTCTATCAATATCGTGAGGTTGCGGTAGTTTCCGCTGTAGGTTTGGTTGCAGGCATTGCCGGTCGCAAGTTCAATGTATCCAACACAGGATTGAATGTATATCTAACTCTTATCATGGATACTGGTATGGGTAAGGATTCCATTGTCAAGTTCATAAGTCGTGCATTGTTTGATATTGTTGATGAAGGCGATGGCCTAGCAACTAGCTCCTTTCTTGGCAAGTCCAAGTTCACTGGTGCTAAAGCAATAGTTAATAGGATGAAAAGTGCATTATCGCAAATATCTGTATTTACTGAAGCAGGTCTACTCATGCAGACCAAGAGTGGTGATCAGTCTGGCATACTTAGGACTTTACTTGACATTTATACTAAGTCTGGTAATAATGATATCTTCATTGGGGCTGAGTATAGTGACGAAGACAAGTCTGTTCCTAACCTTCGTGCTCCTGCACTTAGCATTATCAATGAGTCTACTGCTGATAGCTTACAGCAGGCTTTTAAGGATAACAATAGTATTGACTCTGGCCATCTTCCTCGTCAGTCTATATATAGAGTAGTCGGCGATAAGCCATATCGTAATTGGAACGCCGGTGAATCTCATATATCTGATATATGTATGGAGAAGTTGAAAGAGCTATCAGTCAAGTGTTCTAAGGTTCAGGCAATAAGTGATCCTAAGGCATGGGACTTTTATTTTGCAGAAGGTATAGGCAAACGTGCTAGTGAACTAGAGCAATTCTATACTGATGAGTATAATACATTTAGAGGTACCAATAATACTAAGGCTAACATGGCATCTCGTATGCCTCTGAAGGCTTTGAAGTTCGCAGCTATTGCATCTGTCTTTAATCACCATGAGCTTGTTATTCATAAGACTGAATGGGAATGGGCTGAAGCATTAGTTAAGTATGAGTATGACGGTGTTGATAGCTTCTTTGTCTCAGCTGGTAGCGGAGAGATGGGCGATATTGTAACTCACGTAGTTGGTCCATGTATCATTAAGATGCTCAAGGGAGGCTACAAGTCTTATAAGAGTAGTATTAGTACCATTGATAGACACGCCGGTATTATTCCTTTGTCTGTTCTATCATTCAATCTTAAGTCCAACACTGCTCTTAAGAAACTGGATGATGATGCAACATTCAGAACTAATCCAAAGACAGGACTACAGAAGATACTTGATCATATGATTCAATATGAGTATATCAAGATAATTAAAGACCCACATGGTAGACGCAAACAAGTCTATAAAGTAACTGATCAATTTAGGACATTAATGTCATGAGTTTAATAAGCGCAAAAGATTTAGCAAAAGACAAGTTTCCGCTTGTCTATGAGGCATCTCTTTATATAGAGGACTCTGCCTTCATGAGTCCTTCTGAGGTGTTACGAACTATAATGGATAAGTATAATATGCCTTACCCTGATACTACAGCATCTATGTATAGTGCTATGCATTATGTAGAGTCAAAGCTAGAAGTGATATATGGTTCAGAGTAGTATATAATATCTGTATATTGAAACTTCCTACGGCTACCCTAACTACCTGTTTTCTACCGATAATTCTACTGGGAAAACCTATAGAAATCAAGGACTTAGGAGCGTTTTTAGGTAAAAGTAGATAAAGAGTGTTCGCGGGGGTGTGGGAATAAGAGGGGGTCAGACAGCTACCCTTAAGCTATAATCTATCCTAAGTTACTAATTTATATAGTATTTATTAGTAGTTATTAAGGTAGATAGAAGGAAGTTTGTAGAAGTCCAAAACTACCAAAAAAGGGTATAAAACATTATGGATATTGAGATATATTTACCGTGGCCACCTACGGTCAATGATTATTATGGGACACGTGTTGTTAAGAAACGACAAATAAGATACATAAAAGCAAAAGGACGGAAATTCAGGGAGGACATTGAGGCTGCAGTAGCGGAACAAGTTGGCTACCTGCATCTGGATGACCGGCTGTTTGTGGAGGTGGAGTTGTTTCCGCCAGACGATAGGAGACGTGATGTGGACAACTACATGAAAGCCCTATTGGATGCAATGACACAAGCTAAGATTTGGGAAGATGATTCCCAGATAGATCAGTTGTTCATATACCGAGGTGTCAAATGCCGTGGAGGCAAAGTGGTGGTCAAGATTGGAATGGCTGGTCCTGTTCTCCAGACATGAGAAAGCCGGTCATATAGACCGGCCTCCAGTTAGATTAGTGGTTATTGCTTAGCAGCCCAGATAGCATTAGTCAATAGAGCCTCATTCTGGTAGATAGATTCATGACGCTTGGTATTTGCCGAGCCATGCTCCTCAATGAAGCTGCCAACCTCAGCGGGAGTCTTGGTACCTTCTAATAGGAAGGCATGGAACATAGCGGTAAACCCAACCCGCTTTACAGCTTGGCCAGTCTCCTTAAGATATAAAGAGAATACAGAACCCGCTTTGTTAAAGCTCAGCTGGTGCTTACTAACCAGACCAACCTTAATTAGATCCACCTCAACCCCATTTGCTAAAGATGACTCTATATAGTCAAAGATAGGTGCTGGGATAGTAGATTGAGAAACCTTATTTGCTTTAGTAGATTTAGACATAATATATACTTCCTATAAAAGTAAGAGGTAAACGGTATTGCTTACCATGTATACTAATATACTCCATCCTCCAAATAAGTAAAGTACTATCTTCAACTACTGGACGAACGGTAGAGTATAAGGTAAGCTAATGCACCTATAAGTAACCCTATCCCAGAGACCCATTGGAGCCAAGGCATAAGCAGAACTAATCCATCCATAACGGGACTCTATTAGCGGAATAGAAGCGACACTGGGGAGGGGGGGGTAATGACAAACGCACCGGCCCAGCATATGTATGTATAGCTCACGCTAAAACCCATAAAAAAATTTTTTCAAAAATTTTCAAACCCTATATTTCAAATTGCAAAAAGTTTAGAACGGGGGTATAGAAATATCGCTTTACTTTACTGTTGAAGTACGTTATAGTCGGTTAAACAGTACAGGATTTATGACAATGGCTAGAGATGTATTCTATAATGGGTTTGAACCAACAACACTGATTACTGAAACAGTACTTGGTGAAGTTGAAGAATTTGCCCGTGGTATGGAGCTTTCTGAGATTGTTGACTACTTTGGTTTTGAGCTTGCTGAAGAGCCTGTTATACATGATGGTGAAATAGTATCAGAAGCCGTTGCTGGTGACCTCACTGAAGCGGAAATCAAGTGGTTGAATAAAGCATTCAAACGTGGAAGAGCAGCTGCAAAAAAGAGTGCAGTAGATAACTTGTTTGCTTCCATGAAAGACCGTAATGGGCAAAATGCCTCTTTGCCTTATCTGCGTAGATTTGCAGATGAATGGCCTGGAGATGACAATGTTAAAGAAGGTGACCTTCTTGTATTTAAAGCGAGTTTCAAATAATGGCTAATGAAAACGGGATTGGACAGCTTCTAGCTGACGGAGTAACTGGTGGTGCTAAGAATGCCGGTGAAGCCTATAGCAATATGATGAAGATGACATCTGACTTCTTTGAATTGTCTCCTGAGCTTGCTCAAGCAGATTATGAAGAAAAGAAACGTCAGATTGGTCGTATCCAGGAACGTATGCAGTCTGGGCAAAGCAGCCCTCAAGATCAAAAGACGCTTGAATGGATACAAGGAAAAGTTCAGCAATATGAGCAAAAAATGCAACGTCAGGAAAGTGGCGCTGCTATACCTCAGCAAGAAGCTGGCTTTGACCCTATGGGAATGGCTAAGCAACTTAAAGGTAATGTTCAAGGTCTTGTTGGCCAAGGCAAGTATCAGTTTGGTCAAATGATCAATGGTGCAAAAGAAATGCTTCCTTCCGCTGAAGATATTAACCGTTCTTATGAAACAAATAAAGGTATGGCCAAAGGGTATGGCTATGAGATGATGCAGGGTGCTGGTGAAGTAGCTGATGAAGCTTCTATGCAAGGTGCTGAGATGTATCGTGATGCATCTGATAAAGTCAATCAGGCATATGGTGAAGCTAAAACTCGGATAATTCCTGAGCAGCAGCGAAAGTTCCAAGAGTGGATGAAACGGTTCAATAAATAATGGCTGAAGTTAATTACATTGCATCTCCAACCCTTAAGCATTTCCATGAAGATGATAATTTTGTTCGTGGTATCATGGGACCAATTGGTAGCGGAAAGTCTGTTGCTTGTTGCTGGGAGATTATGTTAAAGGCATTAGCTCAAAAGCCTTGGGTTGATGGTGTTAGAAGAAGCAGATGGGTTGTCATACGTAATACATATCGTGAGCTTATAGATACAACAATGCTTACCTTCTTTGATTGGTTCCCTAGAGAAATGGGTGATTACAAAGCTGGTGATATGAAGTGGACTTTATTCAGAAAGCTTGAAGATGGCACTTCTGTTTATTTGGAAGTTATGTTTCGTGCTTTGGATAAGCCTGATGATATTAAAAAGCTGTTATCATTAGAGTTGACTGGGGGTTGGTTAAATGAGGCACGGGAAATACCAAAAGCTGTTATGGATATGCTTGTGGGTCGTCTTGGTCGCTACCCTAGTAAACGTCTTGGTGGCCCATCGTGGTTCGGTTGCATTGCTGACACCAACCCACCAGATAATGATCATTGGTGGTATGGATTATTTGAAGAGAATTGTCCTGAAAACCATTCACTATACACACAACCAAGTGGGAAGAGTGCAGAGGCAGAGAACTTAGAAAATTTGCCACCTAAGTATTATGATAATATGCAGGCTGGCAAAGACCCTCAATGGATTGATGTTTATGTCCATGGTAAATATGGATTCATTACTAATGGACGTCCAATTTATCCTGAGTATAATGATGATATTCATTCAACGCTTAATCCTATTACTATTGTTGAGCATGCTAATCATTATATTGGCATTGACTTTGGTCGTACTCCTTCTGCCATCTTCATGCAAGAAGTTAATGGAATATACCAGGTCTATGATGAATTAGTTACTGAGGGGATGGGTGCTACTAAATTTGCTCAGTTACTTAAGACTAAAATAGCACATGAGTATCCAACTATTGATTATGAGATTTATGGTGACCCTGCTGGAGAACATGCCACAGAGGTTAGTGATGATACTCCATTCTTGGTGCTCAATGCAGCGGGAATAAATGCATATCCAGCTTACACAAATGACTTTACTATTAGACGTGAAGCAGTTGTTGGGCCAATGACTCGTTTAAGTATGACTGGTAAACCTTGTCTTGTGCTTGGTCCAAAAGCTATACAAGTTAGAAAAGGTATGCAAGGTGGTTACAAATATAAACGTCTTCAAGTCAGTGGTGAAGAACGTTTCCAAGATAAGCCAGATAAGAATAGATATTCACATCCTTGTGAAGCATTGCAATATGGAATGTTAGGAACAGGTGAAGGTGGTCGTGTTATTGGTGCTGATTCTTGGGATAACACCATTGACTATAGCAAATTGAATAAGGCAGTAATTTAATGCAAGATCAAGTTGAGCATGATCCAAGCTATTTTGATGACGATGATGCTGATGATACATCAGTTGTTGAACATGAGTTTATGTCTGATGAAGATGTCCTTAAAATAGCACAACGTGAAGTTGAATTATCTGATTCATATGCAATATCTGAGCTTTCTAGTGATCGTGAGAAAGCAATGAATTACTATTTTGGTCGCCCACGTGGTGATGAGACTGAAGGTAACTCTGAGCAGCAGTCTATGGATGTTGCAGACATGGTGGAAGCAACATTAGCGGAAATTATGCCTTTATTTTCACATCATCGCATTGCTAAATTTACTGCAGATAATGGTGGTGATGTAGATCAAGCTCAAATTGAATCAAATTACTGTAATTATGTCTTCATGGAAGAAAATGAAGGATATACTACATTATACACTTCAATAAAAGATGCACTTTTGCAAAAGAATGGTATTGTTGAGATATATGTTGATGAACATGTGCAAGTTGAATATGATGATTACAGCAATTTGACTGTTTTTGATTTAGCAGCTTTACTTGAAACTGAAAAAGGTATTAAGAAGGTAGTTTCAAAGTATGAAGAAAATGAAGATGGTACAAATGATATCACTTTGAAGACTATGCGAAAAATTAAGAAGCTTGTTGTTGAGCCTGTTGAGCCTGAAAACTTCTTATTTGCAATTAGCCATAGATCAACTAATGCAAAGACAATTAGATTCTGTGGCAGACGAATTATTACAAGCAAAAGTGATCTTATTGCACAAGGTCATGATGATGAACAAGTTATGGCATTAGCTCCATATGATGGTAGCACAAGTGATGAGTCATATTCACGTAATCAAACAAATTCAGAGAATGAATTCCAGACTAGTTCTGATGAGACTGAATTAGTTGAAGTTTTCCGCTGTTATGTCAAGATGGATTATGATAAAGATGGTATTGCAGAGCTTCATCAGGTTATATACTCTGGTGATCAGTTGCTAGATATAACATTTGCTAAATTTGTTCCTTTTGCATCTGGCTCTCCATTCCTTATGTCTCATCGCTTCCTTGGCATGTCATTATTTGACAAGCTGAAGGGTGTGCAAGATCAAAAGACTGCTTTCATTCGTCAGTATATCAATAACTCTATGCAGATGAATAATAGACGTCTTGAAGTTCTTGATGGTCAGGTTAACATGGAGGATGTACTTAATTCTCGTGCTGGTGGAGCAATACGTGCTAAAGTAAAGGGTGCTGTTACTTCTATTCCTGTTGATGATATTGGTCCATCTTGCATAATGGCTCTTGATTATCTTGATAAGGTTAGATCAGAGCGTGGTGGTGCTAGTCTTGATATGCAAACTAGTGAGATCAATATTGGTGCCAATGTAGGCTCTCAAGGTGTTGAGCGTCAGTACACTTCAAAAGAGAAGATGGCTGCCTTGATGACGCGGACATTAGCAGAAACATTGATAAAACAAATTTATGTTATTATCCATGCAACTTTACGTGAATCTTTTGATGAAGAATATCCTGTGCAAGTTAATAGTGAGTGGAAGGCAACTAGGCCAACTACATGGATGAAAAGAGAAACTGTTAAGATTGATATAGGTATGTCTGCAGGTGAACGTGATAAAAAGGTTGGTGTTTTATCTAATGTTCTTGATCTTCAAATAAAAGCTATGGAAATGGATGCTGAAGACATTCTTACAAATCGTAAAAAGATACACAATACTGTTACTGACATACTTGATGCAGCTGGTGTTGATAATCCTGAAAGATATTGGATTGACCCTGATAGTCCTCAGGCACAATCTGCATTGAAGAGTAAACAGGAATCTCAAGCTGCAGCTGGTGAAGAAGAAAAGGCTATGCAGACTAAGATATTTGAATATCAGAAGTCTATTGAAGATAGCAAAGATCAAGTTAGTGTTCTTCGTGAAGAGAATAAGAAGTTACTTCAAAAGGATAAAGATATACAGGAATTATTTAAGCATAATGATGAAATGCGTTACAAGTACACCGAGCTTGAATTAAAATATGAAAAAGATATTCCAGGTGAGGGCGTAGAATAATGTCTAATCAGAATACTATAATTCCAGAACAAATTGAAAGAATATTAGAAATACCTGCATTCGGTGATTCAATTGAGTTGATGAAATGGGAGCAGTTTACTAAATGGCTTGGATCAAAGAGCACTGAAGAGCGGGAGACCATTCACGCAGAGCTTTCTGGCATTTTGCTAGTCCAATCCAAATTTGAAAGTATTGTTGCAAATGCAGCATACGATAAAGAGATGAAACGTCAGGAGACTGAAAAATGATTACACAGGCAGCTGCTAGTGGAGACATGTTAGCACAAGTAAATGAAGTCCTTAATTTAGATGAGCCATCAGAGATTGATGACGAGCATGATGAAGGAGTTGATGATAACGACATTGACATAAACAACTCAGGTGAAGCTGATTCACATGATGATGAGAGTCATGATGATGATGAAGGTGAATCAGGGGATGATGATGAAGATTCAGATGAAGATGATGACTCTGGTGAAGATGAAGGTGAAGATGAAGATGGAGATATAGAGAGTATATCACAGCTTGCTAAGCATCTTGATGCAGAAGAAGGTCAAATCTATTCATTGGAAGTTCCAATGGGTGATGGCCTTGAGCCAGTATCTATCTCTGCTCTTAAAGATTCATACATGTCACGTGAACGTGATCAGAAACAATTTGCAGACGATAAAGCCAATTTTGAAAGTGTTGTTCGTGAACAACAAAGTCAATGGGCTGCGAACCAGAATTTGCCTGAATTGAATAACCAGGTTCTATCTGCTGCAACTACTGTTCGTGCTATTGAACAGGCTGATGAAAATTTTGATTGGGAAGCACTTGAGCAGTCAGACCCAACTCAGGCAATTTTACAACGTCAAAAGTTAAATGATGCTTTGCAAATGGCTCGTGATGAGCATGCAAAAGCAGTTGACGGTGTGAAGGGCCAACAGGCGCAAGCATTTATGAATATGAAAGCATTTGAGCGTATGAAAACTTTGGAAGTAATTCCAGAGTGGTCTGATCCATCTGCTTATCAAAAAGATGCTGATCGCATGGGGCCATTGTTGGCTGAGTATGGTTTTTCTGCTGATGAAGTGCAGAATGTATATGATCATCGTTTAACAAAAGTTATCCGTGATTTTATGTTGCTTAAAGATAAAGCTAATGGTGGCGAATTGCTCAAGAAGAAGCTACGTGTCAACAAGAAAAAGCTAACAAGCAAAAATTCCCAATCTGTTAAAGTTGGCAAGTCAGTAGCACTCAAAAAGAAAATAAACTTAGCAGCAAATAGCAAAGATGATCGTGTCAAAGCTAATGCTGTCTCTGATCTATTAAATAATATTTGAGGATTTACTAATGGCTTTACAAACAGCTACGGTTTTAAAAGGTGTTGCATCTGGTGGTTTAATTCACGAAGATGTGATGGATAAAATTTGGGATATTTCAAAAATCCCATTGCCACTAACAGATATGATTGGTACTGATAAAGCAGACAACTCTTACACAGAGTGGACTACTGATCAGCTTGCTGCTCCTAATACTAGTAATTCTGTACTTGATGGTGCAGATATAACTTCAGATAACAATGCAAACGGCGCTCGTGTTGGTAACCATTGTCAAATTTCTGTTAAGTTTGTTACTGTATCTACTCGTGCTGGCAAAGTTAATACAATTGGTCGCTCAAATGAACTTGGCTATCAAGTTATGATGCGTCAACGTGAGTTAAAGCGTGATGTTGAAGCAATTATGCTTACACAACAAGCTTCTCGTGCTGACAATGGTACACTTACTGGCTTATCTGCTGGTCTTGGTGCTTGGTTAACTAGTAACACTTATCGTGGTGCTGGTACTGGTGCTGATGGTGGTTTCTCTTCAGGTGTAGTTGCTGCTCCTGTTGCTGGTACTACTCGTGCATTGACTGAAACACTTGTTCGTAATTGTGTACAGTCTATCTATGAGAACGGTGGTGATCCATCAGTAATGATGTCTATCCCTTCTGTTATCAAGCAGTTCTCTAGCTACTTGTTTACTTCTTCTGCTCGTGTTGCAACTATGCAATCTGATCAGGGCAAGTCTGCTGAAGCAGCTACTGCACTTGGTGCTGTTAATATCTTTGTTACTGACTTTGGTACTTTAGAGTTGATTCCAAATCGTATTATGCAAGCAACAGTTGCTACTACTGGCTCAACAAACTCAGAAGCGTATATTCTTGACGCTTCTCACTTACGTCAGGCATTTTTGAATGGCTATCAAACTGATGAGATTGCAAAATCTGGTCTTTCTGAAAAGCGTTTGATGCATGCTGATTGGACATTGAAAGTTCTCAATGAGCAGTCACAAGGCATTATTGCTGACATTGACTATGAAGCTTCAGTAACATACTAAGCTGATTATTTATAAAAGCCCTTCGGGGCTTTTATTTACAATTACTACTTGGAGACATATGATGTCTGATACAAAAAGCACTACGAAACCAGAAGCTGCAAAAGTGGCTACTATCACTCCAGTTACTAAAACTGAAGCGACAAAAGAAAAAGAAGTTGAAAAAGTTACTGAAACAACGGCAACGCAGGATTCAGAATCTAAAGTGACTGAAGTTGCAGTTAAAGGCAAAGTTCTTGTCAAGAATATTTTTAAACGTAACATTCACACTAGCATTGGCAAAATATGTGATGGTGAGACTGGTTATGTGCCAATATCAGAAGCGGAAGCTGAAGCAGCAAAAGCTCCTGAAGATCGTCGGTTCCTGGAAGTTTAATATGGCATTTGTACAACAGGATAGTGTATTTAAAACAACTATAACTCACCAAGGGAATGGTGAGGTTGTTACTACACTTGAGCAAAAAGACAGAGGGTTGATCCTTGATCGCAACCAGAAGCTACGTAATAGCCATGGTGTTATGAATGATTTATCTTTTGGTAGACAGATTGCATCTATACCATTTGAAGATTGGGAGTGGTTCAAAAGAGCTAATCCTGATTATCACAAGGTGTGTAAAGAAGATCGTGAAAAGATGCTATTCAACTTTTTGAAAAATACGCCTCGTGGACAAGCTTGTATGATTGTTGATGAGAGTCATAAAAAGTATCACACGGTGACAAAATGAAAACTATTAAAAAAGTTGTTAAAAATAAGCGTACATTAATTGTACACAACCAAAATGCCGTCAATGCTATAGTTAAGCGTGGCCAAATAATCAAGAAGGCGAGGTAGTTATGTCAACGAAACCAATAATTGTAGGTAGTGGATTAGTTGCAGATAGAGATGCTCTTGATGCAAAAGATTTGCCAATTCATGGATTATTTGTCTATACTAATGGTGATGTAGACCAATGGTCAGGCACTCAATGGGTAAGTATAAGCACTAACGGTGCAAAGCATGCAAGACCAATTCCCGGCACAGGTGAAACAACCAAAGATCGTTACAACAACCCAGATGCTATATATGCAGAATCTACAAACTCATGTACATGGACGGCAAAGGAAAATGTAACTGAGATTTATATCACTATATTTGGGGATGCCGCTACAACAACAGATAGTCACGGATGGGTGGTGTTTGATGCTATTGATTCAGCGGCTGCTGTGACTTTACTTGGCGCTACTGTAGGTCCTGCTGTAGGTCCTGCTGTAGACGTTCAGAAGAAGCCTCTTAAGTATGGAGAGCGAAATGGCCCGTTTAATGGTGTTGATTATTTTACTAGATTAGATGTTGGTTTAACAGGTGATGCTGTGATGTTTGTGGAGGCGCAATAATGTTATTAGAAACCCCTTTAATGTATTCACGTAAATTTATACCTGAAGCTTATCAAAATAAAATCTATTCAGGAACAATTACAGGTAAAGGTTCAGCAGCAACATTACAAGATGATTTTCTTGCTAATGTTTGGACACCTGATAACACTCTTGTTCATAATGTAGATAAAACTTTTGATTGTGATGATGCTGGTATTATACCTTTAGATTCAGGGGAATTTCCTTTAATTGCTGGTGATACTGATTTAGTATGTGTAAGTGTATTTAAAGTTAAAGAAATTAGTGGTTCTACTTTATTTTTAACAGGTTCACCCGGCACTACTGGTTTTAATAATCGTTATTCAATAGATTATACTACTGGTCTTGCAGGTATTGTAAAAGATGGAGTAACACAACTTTCAGCTGTACAAAGCCGTATTGATGATTCAAATGATCCTGAAGTAGGTGATACTGTAGTATCTGTTCTTGCATGGGATCGTAGTGTAGGTATTTATGGTTACTTTTATAGTATTTCAAAAGAAGTAGAAATAGATGATACTAGTCAAGGCGGGGTTGCTAATGCTGCATTTACCCCTACTAGTCAAACTAGAATATCACTTGCTGATAATATCTATTGTTCATTAACCTTTGCTTTTCCTAGTAATGGCTTGCCTTCAACATGGCGTGAAGATATGGTAGAACTAGCAAATAATGTAGTTAACTTGAAGGGCTAAAGAGTGTTAATAAACACCCACCTAATGCAAGCGCGTAACAAACTACCTGATGTAAATGATGTACCAACATTACAACATTTTTTTCCTTGCTTGGATCAATCACAGTTAATTGATACTAAAGGTGGGATTGTTTACACTCCACAAAATGCATCATACAACACATCTAACAATACTTTTATAGGTGCTGATGATACTGATGAAGCTAGGAAATTAGATGCTGGTTCTGTTTTTGATTTTGGAACGGATTCATTTGGTGTTGTTATGGTTGCAGATATTAAAACTATTAATGCATTAAGAGCTTCAGCTATTTTATTGGGAGGTAGAGCAGAACAGGGTTCACTTGAATCTTCTATATTTTTAGGTGGATCTACATTTAATCCTTTGTTAGCAAGTGGCTTTAATGATATTAATGAAACCCACTATACAGCAAGGCATCTAAATACTGTTTCAGAAGATGATACTTATATTTTTCAATTAACATGTGATCGTGAAGCAGGGGTAATTAAAAGTAAAGTATTTAATATTACTACTAATCGTTTTGATACTTATTCTGAAATAAGTATTTTACCTATGACTGATGCAACATTTAATAGTGGAGGTTTGAACCCCACACAAATTATTACCTCAAGTACAGATTTAAGTGGTTTTATAGTTGGTGCTAATTTATGTACCCGGCAATACATAGGAAGTGAAGCTAACCTTAATACAAATTTAACTGTAGCAACATCAGCACTAAATGCATTAACTGTAGATGCTGCAAGTTTTACTACAGCTAGTGGGGGTGAAGCAGCTTTACAGGATGGCGTTACTTCTTTGCGTAAATACCCTGATTACCCAAATATAGGAAATCAAGTAGATGGTTCACCCGTACCTGTGGATAGTGCAGCTTCAGTAACACCAGAATCATTTATGAAAATGTCTAATATGGCTTTGTATGGTGCAGCATATTATTCTTTTAAAAATGGTATTCCTAGTGATTGGGATTTTGGTAGTAACTGGCAAGCATGGGCATGGGTTCAGGGCTACCGTGTACCTTATCCTGCTGCCGTAGAATGGAGATAAGTATGAGCTATCTAACAACAATCAAAGACTACCTACTATCGGTGCTAATGCTAACGCCAGATACGCCACTAATTTTAGTGCCGGTATTGGGCTTAATCATTCTATTCATCTACTTTTCAATTGTGATAACCATACGTGACACGCTACTTAGGATATTTGGTAAAGATCATATAATAACTAAAGCAGTTGTTTACCTGATTGGTGGCCGGTTCTTATATCAAGATGTAGTAGCGAATTATATATGCTTTGCACCTCTAATATTAAGCTGGCCTAATAGCTACGGTGAAGGCCGCAC